GAAGATAACCGTAAAACCAGATCAAAGACTCAGCTTACAACTTCACAGAAAAAGGGAAGAGCTTTGGTATGTAATATCAGGTTTCGGTGAAATGCAGGTTGGTAGCAAGGTATTTGATATAGAATCGGGAAGAGTTATAAAAATAAACAAATACGAAGTACATAGAGTTAAGTGTGCTGGATTGAATGACTTAGTTCTGGTTGAAATACAAACTGGAATCTGTCAAGAAGACGATATAGTTAGAATTGAAGATGACTATGGACGAGAATAATATAATTGAATTTCAGTCACAATTTGTAGAGTGGCATGAAGGTATGATGGCATACTTTTTTTGGGACGAGTGTGATAGTGAACCAATAGGTTACTGGCCTACCAAAGAAGAGGCCGCACTAAAAAGAGAGAAGTACGGTGCTTGGGTTTTGAGCGACCAGTATCCAGAAGGAAACTGGGATGAATAATTTTGTAAATACGGATTTTGTGAAGCCTATGAGAGTTATAGTAATATCAGGATATTTTAATCCTATACACAGTGGACACATTGACTACATAAAGTCAGCCAAGCAAAGGGGTGACGTTCTGGTTGTAATAGTTAATAACGATAATCAAGTAGAACTAAAAGGTAGCGTTCCATTTCAGAATGAGAACGAGAGGTTCAAAATTGTTAGTAATATAAAGGGAGTTGACAGAACAGTATTGTCAATAGATGAAGATTCTACGGTTTGTGAATCACTAAGAATGGTATACAAGACCTATGAAGATGACCCATTCTTCCATCAAATGTTTTTCTGTAATGGTGGAGACAGAAAAGAAGGTGGCGTTCCTGAAGACATACTAACAGAAGAGCTTGGAATAAACATGCTGTATAATATAGGTGGTGAAAAGGTTCAATCATCTAGTGAGTTAATTAAAAATGCTGCGAAAGTGTGAAGCCTGTGGAGAAAAAGATGAATGTATAACATGTTCATCATCATTTTCTGGTCAAACTTTTGCTCTTTGCAGAAGTTGTTACGCTAATGATATATACCCATATGATTCTTTAGTTAGTAACGTCTGGTCTATAGACGGAATAAACAATGCGACAGATTGGTTTAAGACTATTGTAGAAAACAACTTAACATTCTATGGAAAGACAAAAGAGGAATTGGATTCCGATGTAAATTTTTTAGAGTATAAGTTTAACGAGGAAAACAAATGACCGAAGAAGATATAAGAAAAATATTTTCTGAAGAGCGTGATCCATTTAAGGATTTTGAGATACGCATGTGTATTATATGCGATCTGGAACAAGGTGGAAAGCTAACTGAAGAAGAAGCGTTTAAGCAAGTTAAAGAACTATACAAAGAGTTTAAGAAGTATTACAAAGATAACATAAGAGATAAAGAATGAATTTTGCTGTAATATTTAACGATGGAAGCCTATCTTTGTCCGACTTTAGAAAAGAGTGCAAGGAAGAAGGCTGGCTACCTGTAACGGTTATCAGAAGAGACAATGATGACAATGTTTATGTGCCTATATTCAAGTTTTCTGAAACTGCACACAGTTTTATGTGTAGAAATTTTAACAGAAGAGAAGTTGTAACTGGAATTATAACTCTCATTGATGAAGACTTGGAAGCTATGGAAGAAAAAGGTTGGGTCATTGAAAGGATGAAATGGCCTAGAAAATTTAAGGACAGGGATGGTTATCAATTAGATGTTGAGGTCTTTGAATTAAAAGAAAAGCCTGAACTTCGTGGATACAATAAAGCAGGGAAACTATGACTTTGAAAGATCATGGAAAATTAATGTTAGTTACTCTAGGCTGGTTTGCAACCGGATCTACAGTATTATTCACAAGTGTATGTATATATAAATACTTAACAAATATATTCTGATGTACAACTACAGAGCTAAACTCATAAGATGCGTTGATGGAGACACGGCAGACTTAGAGATTGATCTTGGCTTCTATGTCTTTACAAAGGTTAGATGTAGGCTTCATGGTGTCAATACTCCTGAAAGAGGAAAGCCGGATTTCAAAAAAGCTACCCTCATGCTGGAAAACCTAATAGCTATGCAGGTCGATGACGAAGGTTATTTTATAATCAATACACATAAAACTGGTAAATACGGAAGATGGATTGTAGACATTCCAAACGTAAATAATGTTTTAGCCGAAAAATGGCCGTATTGATTTTGAAAAAATGCTTGACATTTACAAACACTAAAATTAAAATCGGTAATACCTTATCACATTTCCGTTTTTAGCGTTTGAATAATGATTAAAAGACAAAACGTAGAATCTTATAAACAATTCAATATACTTGACCTTTTATCTCAACAGAGAAGAGCTAGTGGTAAAATACCACAAAGGGTCAGTAGCGAAGCTGTTGATAAGTATATGAAAGATAGGGTTGAAAGATTACGAGAATTGTATTCTCAACACGAGCCTGAATTGGAAAAGGTATGTGTGTATAGCGACCCAGAGGACAAGAGAAAGAACAGCTACGGATTGTTTCCCGTTGACGAAGAAGCAATCAATTCACCATTTGAGTTACCTAACTTTGAAGATTTGATGCCAAACATAGAAGATTATATTGAGGAATAAAATGAATAATAAAAGCGCAGGAAGACCTAACGATAAAAACTTATACATAGACGCTCTTATGTCAAACATAAATGTGAGCGATGAAAATAATAATGAAGACATAGTTAAAGCTCTAACTAAGCTAAATGCAAAAGAGCTTTTACTTCTTAACGCTTACTTTGCAAAGAGTAACAATGTAGACTTGAGACACTTTCTCAGAAACATTCCTGAGAAGACTGTTGCTCAAACTAGAAGATACAAAAGTATTGTAGACAGATATAACGATTTGAAAGGTAGAACCAATGAACGCATTAGAGAAGCAACCAAAAGTGAAAGGCCAGAAGAAACAAACTCAGGAGAAGAAACCAATAGCTTCCCATTCTGATTTTGTGTGCGAACAGGTTATAAAGAAACTTGGTGGCAGACCAAAGAACTTTCACTCCATAAGAGCATCAAATGTATTTGACAACAAGTGGAGGGTAGATGTTTTCTGTCACATCCAAGTTGATACTGAACTTACATCGGTTACAAATCTGAGAATAGACTATAGCTATTTCATTGCTGTTAGCGGAGATGGTGAAATACTTAGTTCAAGTCCAGACATAGACCCCAAGAACAAAATATAACAGGAGATAAAAATGCCAACAGAAAGAGAAATGGCAGAAGCCTATATCGCACAAGTTGAAAATCAACTCAAGCAGTTGAAAGATAATGTTGTAACATTAGAAAATCATTTAGAAGATTGCAGAAAAGAATTGAAGGAGAAATCTAAGGAAAAAGAAAACAAGGAGAAGTAACATGACTGAAATTCAGTTTTTACTAACACTATCACAAACAACCAAGTCCTATAATTGGTATTTGGATGGCAACAAGATTCGAGCTAAAGCTAGAAACGGTAGAGACAGAGGAGAAGTATTTGATCCTGTCACAGCTGTAGCTAGATTTACTGGACACGGAACGTATCGTGTAAACCAGCGCGGTCGAAAAGCAGCCGGAAAAGCTAATGGACTTACTACAACATTGACCTCTAATCTTATCAATGCAACAGAAGCTACAAGCAATCGTGGTATTGACCAAGTATTAAGAGGAAGAATTAGACAAACATTAAATCTATAGATTGAACCTTTACTATTTTAGGAGACTAGCATGAAAAAGAATCATGTCGTCACAGTTGCAACTATTTTGACAGTAGTTAATTTACTCATTTTACAGCAATGGCAAATATCTAATTTGGATAACCAATTAGAGATTTCCGATATGCGTGCTAAGGTAAACACAGAGTTTGCCGATGAGTTACTTTGGCTACAACTTAACGATGTTCAGAAAATGGCAGAAGAAAATTTGATTGCTCAAGGTCGAATTGAAGGCATGGTTAATTACTATGCTCAAGATTCAGAAGATCGTCAGCACATTGATAACTTGTGGCATGAAGGTTACATGCGTGGTCTATCTCAGGTTGACTGGGAATACGATGCAATTAGCGAAGTTAATTTCAATAAGGGATACAGAGAGGCTATTGAAACAGCCTTCCCTGATGGTAAATACCCTAGCTTTGTGAATCTTCCTCCTAGAGAAGTAAACAACAACGCTATTGCCGAACCTGAATTTGACAAAAAGTCTGAAGGACTTAAAGATAATCTTGAAGTCATCGACTCTTTGAACGATAAGATTAAAGAGGTAAAAGACTCAGAATAAAACTATCCTGAGTTAATAGGCGGGTTAGGTTTAGGCTTAACTCGCCTTTTTTTGGCTGGTTTGTTTACATTTAACGTGCAAACATCCTGATACTAATGCCAGCCTTGCCTCGTTCGTCTAGTGGACTAGGACATCGGCTTTTCACGCCGAAGACAGGAGTTCAATTCTCCTACGAGGTACTTAATTAAAATGGGCAAGAAGGATTTAACATGCTAGAAGTCCTCATAACAGACAAAATATTAAAAGAAGCAGAATCAAGAAATCAAAAGTATTATGAACAATTTGGTAATACTGGGACTCATAGAACAAACAAGCACAGGCAAAGGATGACTGGTTATTTGGCAGAGGCTTGTATAAGAGATCAGTTTCCTGAAATTGTGTATAGCGATGATTATTTAGTAGATTTCGTTCTAGGGCAAAGCACAATAGATTCAAAAGCTCAAGGCTGTAACACAAAACCTCTAAATTATTATTCAGCAACCCTTTACGAAGAACAAAAAAATAGAAATACAGATTATTACATATTCAGTAGAGTAAAGAATGATTTTACTAAGGCGTGGATATGTGGCATAATATCTAAAAATAAATTTTTTCAAACAGCAACGCTCAAGCAAGCAGGACATAAAACTAATAATTTTACTTACGATCAAAGTAGATATGAAGTAGAGTACAAAAGTTTAGGAAACATGCACGCTTTCTTGGATTGGCACAACAAAACAGAATGAAACCTTCAAACTCTTTCACGAGAAAAATATAGAAACTATGGGCTTGTAGCTCAGTTGGTTAGAGCAGGGGACTCATAATCCCTTTGTCGTGGGTTCAAGTCCTACCAAGCCTACTACTTTTAATGGAGAAATAAGATGTATAGATTTTTGAATTATGTCAACAGGAAGTGGAACAACAGTATATTTTTATTTCACGACCTTGCTACAAAAACTAAAGTGTCATGGCTTGTTAAGCTAAGTATTTGGGCGCATGACAAAATGATTTGGGAGCTACCTGAAAGGCTACAACTCATTGGAGGTGTTAGCATGGTGGAGCATCGTTTACAGAATGAATTGCGATTAGCCAATCATCAAGTTGAGTATTGGATGAACTATGCTGGTGAATTGCAAGATGAATTGTTAGACATGATTCCAGAAGTAGAAGAAGAAAAAGAAACTGAACTTCTAGTGGCGAGTATTAAATGATAGCTATTGTTAAATGGTTCCTTAGTTGCTGTGGAAGGGTAGTAAAAGGGGACAACAAACCTATATGGTGCATAAAATGTGGTGAGCATGACATAGAGGTAACGGAGTTTACCGAAGATTCATTGCTTCCATGTCCCTTTTGTGGTGGCAAACCAATGGCTGAATCATTGTCGGGTATGTATTGGTATGAGTGCGAAGACTGTACAGCTTCTTCTGGTCATGCAGACGACTGGGTAAAAGCAAAACAAAATTGGAACATGAGAGGTAGAGTTTTTTGAATGAATTTTTTGTTTGATGTTGATGGAACACTCACACCTGCAAGAAAACCTATGATTGATGAGTTCAGAAGGTTTTTTGGTCACTGGGTTGTAAAGCAACAAACCAACAGTAATAAGGTTTTTCTTGTTACAGGTTCAGATAAAGACAAAACGATAGAACAAGTAGGACTCCCTCTATGGAGACTTGTTGATGGCTCTTACCAGTGTTCTGGAAACCAACTCTACAAAAGAGGTCGATTGGTAAAAGAATCAAACTGGTTGATGTCTGCCGAGCTAAGATTAGACATATTAAATATTTTAGAGAAAAGCAGATGGTATGGTCGTGCTGAAAATAATATAGAAGAACGAACGGGGATGGTAAATATATCCGCAGTAGGACGATCTTGCGACAAATTATTGAGAAGAGAGTATTTTGAATGGGACAAGAGAAATCATGAGAGAGTGAAGATAGCCGAAGAACTATCTAAAAAATACCCACAACTTGAGTTTTCAATAGGTGGAGAGATAAGCATAGATATATATCCAAAAGAAAGAGACAAATCACAGGTTCTATCAGACATGGAAGGTAGATGTTTTTTCTTTGGCGATATGTGTCATACTGGTGGAAACGATTATACGTTGGCTGTTATGTGCGACAACTATTATAATGTTAATAGCTGGAAACAAACCATGAGCATATTACGGGACTACAAACATGACCAACTATAACAACAAAAGAAAATACAAAAAGCAAAAAGCCAAAGAGAGGGCTAGAAAAGCAAAACAGGCTAGACGCAGTAAAGCAATCAAGGCTGAGAACAGAGACAAGAAAGCTATTGAGCTTATACAGTGGAAAAACAGAAGTAGGATAGCTCCCTATAAAAAACCTAAAGAGGAAGAAGATGCCTAAGTATTACGTTGAAAGCGGAAATATAAAACACGTTCTAAACGCACGAGACGAAATGTCCGCATGTATGAAATCATTGTTTATTGAAGCCAAGAAGTTTAGAACTGTTGAGTTTGAAGACAACTTCTTTGTTAGCCAAAAGGGTTTCCTTTCTGAAAGACTCTGAAAGAGACATAATAAGAATAACGATACCAGACGAAGTTATTATAAACACAGTAGATGTCATTGAGGCATTTAACGATTTGGGGCGTTAGTTCAACGGATAGAACAGTGGCCTTCTAAGCCTCCGATGCGGGTTCGATTCCTGCACGCCCTACTTAACGGAAAGATTTTCGTGATATTTCTGAAAAAAAGTATTTGACTTTTTGATTTCTGTCGATTAGACTATAAGAATAGTTGATATTTAGTCTTTTGATTTATGGGAATTGAAAAATGAAATTGCAGAATGAAGTAAACAGCGTTGTACGGTCAGGTGACTTTGAAGAATCCAATTACACGATTGAGGCATCGGCTAAAGCCTTCTCGATCCTCTCGGACGGTCTATACTCAAATAAGATCAAAGCTGTTATTCGTGAGCTTTCTACAAATGCTTACGATGCTCATGTTGACGCTGGTAAGCGTGACGTTCCGTTTAGTGTCACTATGCCAGATAGGTTTAATCCTCACTTTGCGATTCGTGACTTCGGCACTGGCCTATCTCACGAAGACTGCATGAATCTTTACACTACATACTTTGGTAGCACGAAGACTAATACCAATGATGCAGTCGGCTGTCTTGGTCTTGGTAGTAAATCACCGTTTGCTTATACAGACAGTTTCATTGTCACTTCTTATCACAATGGTAAAGTGCGTGTCTACAATTCATTCAAAGATGAACAAAACAAACCTGTCTTTGCTTTGATGTCAGAAGACGATACCACTGAGCCTAACGGTCTACATGTATTGTTCAGTGTAGATACTGACGATGTACAGGAGTTCGAGGAGGAAGCTAAAGAAGTATACAAATACTTCAAGGTTAAGCCTAACTTCAATAGCGATATTGAAATAGAAGACTTCGACTACATTTTAACTGGTAGCACTTGGGGTTTGTTGAACAGCAATAAACAGCGACGATGGGACATTAAAGCTAAAGCTATCATGGGTCAGGTTGCATATGATCTTGATGCAGAGCAGTTTTCAGACAATGAAACTGTTACTGCTGTATTGAGAACTAATTTACACATTCACTTTGCTATTGGTGATGTAGATATTACGCCAAGTCGTGAATCTCTTAGTTATAACGAGTATACCAAGAAAGCTATTGTTGAAGCCTGCGAGTTTGCCATTGAAGAAATGAAAGAGACTCTTGGTGAGAGCTTTGATGAATGTCCTACACATTGGGACGCACGAATCAAATACAAGAACTTCCGCAGAGAAGGGGGTCACTTGAGCGAGATTGTTAAGACATTTAGTGACAAGATTCAGTGGAATGGCAAGGACTTGTTTGATGATGCTTACGATAGACTGTACGCACCAAAGC